CAAAAGTATATCTTTACCCTACTCCCGAAATCTCTACAGATGTAATTAAATATTACGCTTTAACTAGAATGCAAGACGTAGGAGACTACACTAATAATATGGAAGCTGTGTTTAGATTCATACCTTGTATGACAGCAGGTCTTGCATATTACATAGCTATGAAAAGAGCTCCTGATAGGATACAACTTTTAAAATCAGTTTATGACGAAGAATGGGACAGAGCAGCAAGCGAAGATATAGATTCGGTAAGCTCTAAATTCTTACCTCCTAGACTTATAATATGATATGGCATTTGCATCAGGTAAACGAGCTTATGGAATCTGCGATACTTGCGGACAACGTTATCGCTTGCATCAATTACAAGAACAATGGGACGGATTTAAAACATGCCCAGAATGTTTTGATCCGAAACAGCCACAACTAGAAGCTCCCCCTGTAGGAGCGGATCCTCAAGCTTTATTAAATCCAAGACCTGATAGAACAGAACCTGCTTCACAAAGTCTTCTTGTAAATAATCCTTTTCTTACTACACAAGGTAGTGCAGTTATAACTGTGTTTGAAGACAACCATGGAAGAAGCACAGGAGACAAAGTTAGATTTAGAAATGTAGATGCGTTTGATGGATTTACAACTAGCGTTATAGAAGACCCTGATGGGTATGCGATTACAGTTACAGCTAACACCACAACAAATATTCTTAATTACAATAACAATACGTACACGTTTACAGCGAGTTCTGGAACAGGAACAGCAGGAGCTAGAGGAGGCGGAGTAGACTGCACGGTTGGACCTGCACAAACACTATTACCTTTAAATCCGTTTAGAACAGGTAGCGCAGGAGTTAATACAGTTATATCTGTTACAGAATTTAAACACGGAAGAACAACTGGAGACACAGTAAGATTTAGAGCTACAGAAGCTGTTGATGGTGTTACTACTACTGTACTTGAAGCAGCAAGTGGATATACAATAACTGTAGTAGATGCAAATGAATATAAGTTTACATCTACAGGAACCGCTACTATAGGAGACATAACAGGTGGCGGAGATACAGTAACAGCAGGACCAGTATAATGGCAGGATTTACATACAGCGAATTAAAAACAGCAATACAGGACTACGTTGATAGTTCTGAGACTACATTTGTTAATAATCTAAACATAATTATTGAGCAGGCCGAAGAAAGAATTTTAAAAGGTGTTTGGCTAGATAATTTTAAAAGAAACGTAACTGGAACAGCTACATCAGGGACTCCTTATTTAGGAATGCCTACAGATTTTTTAGCCCCCTTTAGTTTATCTGTTATAGACAGCGACACGTATTATTTTTTAAATTTAAAACAAGTTAGTTTTATGAGATCTTACAAACCTGCAACAACAGGTTCTGTCACAGGTAGACCAAAGTATTATGCAGAGTTTGATAGTGATAGTTTTATTATTGCTCCTACTCCTGACAGCAACTATACATTTGAGCTACATTATTTTTATAGGCCTGCATCGTTAACTGCAGCTGGAGACAGTGGATCAACTTGGCTATCAACCAATGCACCTATAGCTTTACTATATGGATGTTTAACAGAAGCAGCTGTATTTTTAAAAATGGATCCAACAGAAATAGCTGGATACGACCAAAGATTTGAAAATGCTTTGGCTAGATTAAAGAACACCGCAGAAGGAGCAGGAACACAGAGTCAGTATAGGTACGATCAAGTACGTATTCCTACTAACTAATGTTGGAAGAACCACTTCCACAGTTAAAAGGTAAAAACATTGCGCTTGTAGCAATGGGTCAAAGCCAGATAGATTATCATTTGTCCAGGACACACAGCTTAGCTTTCGATGAAATATGGGCTATAAATGCTATGGTCAGTGTTTTACCTGAAGTAGATAGAGCTTTTATTCTAGATCCTATGTCTAGATTTCTAGACACCGAAGATGCGGGAAGCATGACTCAAATAATGCGGAAGTATCTTCCACAAATAAAATATCCAATATACACCTGTGAATTAGACAAACGAGTTCCCGCTGCTGAGGAGTACCCGTTAGGTCCTTTGGTAGGAGATCTAAACTGTGCTTATTTTAATAATACTGTAGCTTATGCCATAGCTTTTGCATTATGGAATCAAGTCGGTCATTTAACTGTTTTTGGCGTAGATTTTACATACAAAACAAATATGCATTTCGCAGAGTCAGGGAAAGCTTGTTGTGAGTTTTGGTTAGCTAAATGTATGGAAAACAACATAGAAGTTTCTATTGCACCAAGGTCTAATCTTCTTGAAACAGATGTTCCCACAAAAGAAAAATTATATGGATATCATAGGCTAGAAGACCCTGTTATTACTTATGTAGACAAAGGTAGAATGAATGTATGCAAATGGTCTGATATAATAAAAGAAGAAAAACAATTTATAGGTATGATAGACAGAAATGATCTACCACCTGAACCAGAGGAATATTAATGTTTTCACTTGATTCAGAAACAGAAGTTGGTAATCTTAGCGTTACTACAACGAATAACAGAGGGCACACTGTAGAAGAAGTTGCAGAAATGGCTACTAATAGACTAGTTTCCATTAGCGACACGGCCCCTGCACCCATTAGGGCACAAGCACATGCTTTTAGAGAAGCATGCAAACATATTATTACTTATTATATGAATGAGGCTATTAAAAACCACGTTTGTACAATATGTAATGAATTAGAAAAACAAGGTCAAAAAGACCTAGCAAATATTATTAGGAGACTATAATGGCGATAACACAAGCAATGTGCACTAGCTTTAAAAAAGAACTATTAGAAGCAAAACATAACTTTCTTGCCTCAGGTGGTAATAGTTTTAAACTAGCGTTATATACAAGTTCTGCAACCATGACTGCAGCTACTACAGCGTTTACAACTACAAACCAAGCATCTGGAACAAACTATACTTCAGGTGGAGCTGCGTTAACCAACATTAACCCAACATCTTCAGGAACAACAGCGTTTACTGATTTTGCTGATTTAACTTTTGGAACAGCAACAATTACTGCAAGAGGTTGTATGATTTACAACGACACTGCTTCAGGTGATCCAGCTGTAGCTGTGTTTGATTTTGGTGGAGATAAAACATCTACTGCGGGAAGCTTTACTATCCAGTTCCCAGCAGCAGACGCTAGTAACGCAGTAATAAGAATAGCGTAAAATAGCCTATGGCTAACGTAACGGGCTGGGGTCGCGGAACCTGGGGTTCTGGGGCTTGGAGTGAAGAAGATCCTGTTGTAATAACAGGGTTAGCGGGCACTTCTGCGTTAGGCAGTTTAACGGTAACAGGGCAAGCTAATGTAGCCGAAACAGGTGTTGCTGGAACAGGTGGTTTAGGCTCTCTTACTATAGCCGCCGCTGCAAACGTTTCTGAAACAGGCGTTAATGGTACAGGAGGAATAGGCTCATTAATAGCTACGGGAGCTGCTAATGTAGCCGAAACAGGTTTAGCTGGAACAGGAGGAATAGGATCTCTAACAGCTACAGGTATTGCAAATACTTCTGTGACTGGGGTCGCAGCTACTTCTGGTTTAGGATCTTTAACAGCTACGGGAGCTGCTAATGTAACCGAAACAGGTTTAACAGCAACAAGTGGACTAGGTTCATTAACCACACGAGCAGATGCAAATGTAGCAGAAACAGGTGTAGTAGGTACTACTGCTTTAGGCACTGTAATTACCGCAGGAGCTGCAATAACAGGTGTTTCGGGTGCTGCTTCTACAATATCTTTAGGCGATGAAACTGTAACGTGTGACGCTAACGTATCCCCAACAGGAGTAGCAGCTACTACGGCTTTAGGAAGTGTAAGTACAGTTACAGATAACGTATTTAGTATCACTGGTGTTGCAGGAACAGGAGCGATAGGAACAGTAGTAATAAATGCGCAAGGAATTGTGTCTTTAACAGGGGTAGCAGCTACAGGAGCAATTAGTCAAATATTAGTTTGGGGCCCTGTAGACGATACACAAGATCCAAGCTGGACAGGAGTGAGTGATAGTCAATCTCCAACCTGGAGCGCAGTGTCAGATACACAAACTCCTGGATGGGAAGAAGTTGCTTAACTATGCAACAAAAAGGTAATATAATCAAAGCGGAGACATAAATTATGGCAAGTACATACGTAAACGATCTAAGACTTAATGAAATGGCGACAGGTGATGCGTCAGGAAGTTGGGGTACAGTCACAAATACAAATTTAGAGTTGATTGGTGAAGCTTTAGGCTTTGGAACAGAAGGCATAACAACCAACGCAGATACGCATACATCTACAGTAGCAGACGGAGCTACAGACCCAGTAAGGGCGATGTATGTTAAATATACAGGCACATTAGATTCAGCCTGTACGATTACGATTGCACCTAACACAATAAATAGGATGCAATTTATAGAGAACGGGACAAGCGGTTCTCAAAACATAATAATTTCACAAGGTTCTGGAGCTAACGTAACGATTGCTCCAGGGAATGTAAAAGCAGTTTATCTAGATGGTGCTGGTAGTGGAGCAGCGGTAACAGATGCTTTTGCTAGTTTAAGTGTTGGTGCTATAAATGATATAACCTCAAAAGCATTTGGCACATCCTCCATAATGATTGGTGATAATGCTACAGGAACTATTGATGCTGCTAACTATAATACAGGTGTAGGTGTAGATGTTCTTGCAGCGTTGACTACTGGAGACTATAACACTACTGTAGGTTTTAGAAGCCTTAACGATCTAACAACAGGTTCATACAATACAGGTCTTGGAGCACTAGCTTTAGATGTGGTAACTACTGGAAGTAGTAATACAGGTCTAGGTTATAATGCTTTAGCTTCAAACAGCACAGGTAGTAACAATACTGCTGTCGGAACAACAGC